TTTGTGAAGACCACTTGAACTATAAGCCATTAGACCCTCCTATTAATTATTATCTAAGAGTTCATAAACACCATTGTCATCAATGACACTAGCACCCATGGACATCATAGATGTTGCTAAATGCGAAACTTTTTCTGGTACATAATTTAACTCTGTAGTTACATTTGCACCAACACCAAGACCAATAGCAGTTGTATGGTAAACCATATTCTTACCTGCAGTTATTGCGGCAGTTGAAAAAATCTTAAAGCCTAAGAACTCTTTCATAGTCATGCCACCTGCAAATGGTAGATTTTGCTCACCAACAAAGTCTGATGATGCAAACTCATTAATTAAGAATAAGTCAGCATATCCCTTTGGGTGCATAGCAATATATCTGCCACCATCTTCTGGTATATTATTTGTGCCAAAAGTTTCAAATGCACTTAATAAGTCTGCTTTTTCTACTGCAGAACTTGTGTCATGCAATGCTGAACTATTAGCACCTGCATCCATAGCTGTGTATAAGATTTCATCTGTCTTTCTACCTAGAGCAGCCGCAGCACTTGTTGCTATAGCTTGTCTCTCATCTATGTTTGTCTTTAATTCATCAAGCTTGTCGATATATTCGGCAGCATAAAAATCATTTAATGTTGCCTCAACAGTGGTATGTGCTAATTCCATTGGTGTTACCATACCATTTCTTGATTTAGTAGAAGCAGTTCCAGTACCGATCTTCTGAAAGCGTACAACACTTCCATTGACATTGTTCACTTGCCTTACTGTGTTCATTAATTTTGAACCCATTCTTTGATAAGCAAGATGAACTTCACTCTCGAACTGCTTAATAAAGGCTGTATCTATTGTATTAGCCATTATAAGTCTCCTTAAGTTAAGTTACAGTTTCAGTACAGTTGTCTACCTCTAGCTTCATCTTGTTATCCTTACGGGCAATCTGCTGTTAATAGGCTGTCTATGATTACACAATAATCTCTACGGATTCGCTTTGACAACGCACAAATCGATAGACTTTATATTCATTGATTAAAAAAGGCTTTCTATGGATAAAAAAGCCTAGATATTCTAGCCATTTAATAGTCTTTGTATGTTCTACTGGTACTATATTTTCTAATAAATAATATTTATTTTGAAAGTATTCGACTACATCATAACTAAATTTAACAAAGGATTTCTGTCGTTCTTCTATTTTATCTGAACATAACATCCATATTCGACCAACATTATATTGATCTATGGGTACAACACCAAACATCATAACAGGTATTTCATCAATCAAGGTCGTATATGTTTCTGCTGATTTACTTTTAAGAGGATATAATAATGCTCTCCAAGGAGTGCAGTTAGCTATCATACACTCTCGTCTATCTGTTTCTCTTAAGTGATGTTGAAGATATTCTGCATGAGATAGTTTTGCTTTTACTATCTCTGCATTTCCATACTTACCCAGTATTGAGTAATCGTTTCCAATCATTATTCACCTCTTGAACAAATGCCTCATCTCTTCTGCCTTGTTGCCAATAACGAGGGTCTTTCATCTTAGCCTCAATATCAGCTTGTGTTATATGTCCAGTTGGTTGTGCATTTGTATTTAAAGGTGTGCCTTTAGTAGCTTCAATTACTTTTTCTAAAGCTTTGATGCCACCTATTGAACTACCTAATTCTGCAACAGCTTCTTGCATATCACCATCAGGAAAGAATTTGTTCATCCACAATTGTACTGCTTCAACTCTAGCATTAGCATTATCACCTAATCCTTTTTTTACTTCTTCAAGATCAGGTTGAGTGCCTGATGAATGCTCAACCCATTTAGTTATTCCCTCATCAAACTCTTCTTGTGATAACCCATTATTCCAAGAATAATCAGACCACCATTGAAGTAATGGGTTTGTTCCTGCTTCAGCATCATCTAAAACTTCTGGTATAACATATTCTCCTGCACTTGCAGGTCTGTTTGAATATGCCTCAGTCTCAAGTTCTTGCATTACTTTAGCTTTTATATCTTCTTCTTTTTGGCCTATCTTTGTAGATAACTCACCATAAGATTTAGCTAACTCTTCTGCAGTTTGAAACTTCTCAGGCAACCACTCAGGTCTATCAACTTGAGGTGCTACTGTTTCTTGTGCTTGTGTTTCTACAGGTGCTTCAACCTGTGTTTCTGATTGCTGTGCTTGCTCTTCCATTTTTTATCCTTTCAGCATGGTTAATTCTTTTCACAATCATTGCTACTAGATAGCGCTGACCTTCCATGTGACGAAGTTCATCATTGGATATTGCCCCACCCGATATAGCTTCTATTGTTATCGATTTTAAATATTGTAATGTTGATTTACCACTAGGTGTATTAAACGTAGCTAGTAAATCTAAAGATATCTTTTGGTCTTCTTCTTGTGGTCTTGGAAACCCATCAACCCCTAAGTGCTTGGACATTTTCCTGTAATCCTTGTTGTTGCATTTGTTGTGCCATCTCTACTATCTGTTTTCTTTCACCGACATCACGAATAAGGTTGTCAGGCACACCAAATTTCTTAGCCAGATAAACTGCAGCTTCTTCGGAGGAGACTAGAAGATTTGTTACCTCTGGACCAAACCTGCCTTGGATAAGTTCTAAGAACCTATCAAAAGAGACTATGTCTTGGTTTGATTGTGCCTGAGCTAGGGGAGAAACACTTTTGATTTTAACTTCTCTTCCGTTAACTGTAGGTATTTCAATCCTACCTTGTTTACGAAGTAAGAAAATAATTCTTTGTAATACTGGCTGAACCATTTCAGCTTGCAATCTTCCAAATGCTGATCCTATTTTTCTTGATAAGTCAGCCATACGTTCTGCTATTTCTGTAGCTGATGCAGGTGTTCTATTAGGATCACCTAACATATCATTATATAAAGCTCTCTTAATATTATTTCTCATATCATTAAGAACAAGATTAGCCACATCAAATGATCCTGCAGCCCTTATAGGTTGCAGTCCTTGAGACCCGGGGGCTTTTGGAATAACTGTTCCTGGGACTAGATTAATAGTATCAGTATTAATAACTCCATCATCATCCATCTGATAGATACCTGATATAGCCATCTGTGCATTCTCAAGAACCATCTCTATTGTAAGATTACAAGTTTTGATCGCACTCAATGCGTTGACTGCAGGTCCTCTTCCATAAATTTCGCCTGAAGCTTTACTCCATCTAAATGCTATAAATGGGTTTGATCCCACACCTCTAAAGTCTTCTCTTAAAATAAGATGTTTATTCTCAACATCTATAACCATAAAAGCATAATGCTCTTCATTAGGATCATCGTAGATACGACATGATACCTCAAGTATCTTGCATTTCTTTTCACCAGTTTGCATATTCTTTGTCATAGTTTCAGAAAACACACCATTAGGATATGCAATCATCATATCTTCTGATTTGATTTCTCTTTCTCTATAGACATGATCTATTCTTCCATCAGGTCCAGTATCAAGTACAACATGAGGTAATGGAATAGAATGAAACCTTATAGGATTAACTGCATCACCTTCTTCAACAAGCAATACTGCTGTTCCTAAAGCAAGGTCTATAAAACATTCATGTATCTCTTGAGCAAAATTTGATGTTTGTATTATCTCAAAAACATATTCTGTAACTTTGTCTAACTCATTGTTTATAGTTTCAGATTCTTCTTCGGGTACTTCACTTCCTGCAACAAAGTCAGCCCATCTTGCAAAGTTTGGAACTAGTCCTGATTGTAGTCTTGATGCAAATTCTTGCACACCAACTGTTGCTGTCTCATCAAAAATACGATCATCTCGCCTTTGACCTGGGGTATAGTTCTTAAACCCTTGTCTTTGTGGCAAACAATACTCAAAGATTTCATCATATAAATCTTCAAACTGTAGACGTATTGTTTTAGCTTTTTCGTATTTTTTCAAATAGATATCAGCGAAATTCATAACTAACTATCATATCGATTATAAAAACCAATACCTCCACCAGAACCACTTAACAATGATCTTCTGCCAGTACCTTTACGTTTTCTTGATACTGTTTCTTCCAAAGCATCTTGTCTCATTTCAGCTTTTGCAACTTGTTCTTCAGCTTTTGCAGCTTCTCGCTCCTGCTCAACAACTGGATCAGGTGGTGGTGTTCTCGGACTTCTTGCTAAACACATATCAATCTCCTTTATCCTACAATTACATACGCAAAATTACTTGCACAACGCACAAATGGATAATGTGGACAGGGTGGACAGGGTGGACAGGGTAAATTAAAGCCTAGACCATAAACCTTGACGTCTTACTTGCTTTGGTTGTCTTGTAAATACATCAAACTCTGTTCGTGCATTGAATGATTTAGCTTGTTTAAACTGTCCCATGACTTGCCTGCCTTCACCAGAGCCAAGCATTAGATACTGTAAAGCATCATGTATATGCGAGAACCTATCTTTATTTGGTTTATCATCATATCTCTCACCTGATACTTGTATTCTTTTGTAATGATACCCACCCTCAAAACCTTTGATTAGTTCTTTACAACGTCTATCAATCAAAACTCCTGATTGTCCTTCTACCATTCTAGTAAGAACAGACGTAACAGACTCTATTCTTAATGAGACATCATTACTGTGTGTTGGTCTTGCTCGTAGCCCTGCACCTCTTAAAATCTGAAAAGGTGTGCTTTCATCTGTCTGTGCTCTAAAATCTCCTGCAGGATCGCCAAAAATATTTACCTCACAGTTATTATATCTAACTGCTATCTCCTGCCTC